ACAAGGGCGTGACCAAGCCGTTGGCGACTTCCATCAACTACATGAGAGTCATCGGCCGGCATCCCATTTTCGCCAAGCACCGGATAGAGAGGAACAAGCTCGATGGCTCAACCCTTTGCGACCGTCTACCTCTGTCTGATACGCAAATCACACGATGGCGCGAACCGTTGCGCGCGGTGCTCGACATGCCTGCGGACCCGCCAGTCCAAGATGTCAGGGATGCTGTCGAAGTCATCGCGGATGACAACCCATACGACCCGCTGGTGGAGTACATGCTTTCATTGCCGAAGTTCATCCCACCTGACAACTACAATCCTGATGAATCCCTGCTCTCCACTTGGCTTGAGAAAGTCGGTGCGACGCCGGGACCGGACACGAAAAAGTTCGCTCGTAGGATTCTGCTGGGGCTTGTGGCGCGCGCCCTCCGGCCGGGTGTCAAGTTCGACTACGTTCCGGTGTTCGAAGGTCCACAGGGAGTGGGTAAATCTTCTCTCGTGAAAGCTCTTGTCAGCCCGGCGTACTACGCGACGCTCTTCGGCGGGCTCGCTTCCAAAGACGCCCCTATGACACTGAGGGGCCGTTGGGCCGTCGAGCTGGCCGAGCTTGTCGCTTTCAAGAAGACTGACAACGAGACGATGAAGTCTTTCTTCTCGACCGACACCGATGTCTTTCGGCCACCGTACGCCCGTAACCTTGTCACCATCCAGAGGCGTACGGTCCTGTTCGGGACCACCAATGACAGTCAATACCTGACAGACCACACCGGCTCCCGGAGATACTGGTCCATCTACTTCGGAGTCATGATAAACATCTCATGGTTCATCGAACACCGGGATATCCTGTTCGCCGAAGCCATGCACTTCTTCGAGAAGGGCGAGCGCTTCCATGACACTCTGGAAGAGTCCAACTCGCCGCACAGGCAAAAGCAGATGCAGGCCCGGCTCGTGACTCCCGCGTGGCAAATCAAGCTGCTCCAGCACCTACAAAATCTACCCAAGCCCCGGCCCCCTGACAAAGACGGCCTGGGAAGCTCCGGCGTCATCACGCATCACACGGTCGCCGCCCTCCAGGATGTTCTGTCACTGCCGCCTAGCATCGCCCACATGAACGCGGCTCAACTCGTGACATTCCTCCAGAGGGCAGGCTATCTGCCACTGCGACTCTCCTACCGGCCTTCTGACGGCGGCCAGCCCACCAAACTCAACGTCTGGTGCCACCCGGCCATCCACCGGCTCACCCCGGACCAGCAGAGGGCCTTCCTGGCGCTGTTCCCGACGCTCTTCAAAGGTGGGGCGGCTCCGGCGGCTTGGACTCTCATGCAGCCGGAGTTTCTGGAAGCCGCTACAGAGGGCTTACGCTTGTCACCGGAAATCATGCCGCTGGATTTCAACTCTGACACGGAATAGAGTCCGCCACCATGCCCCGGAAACCAGCCCCCAAAGCAGGCGAACAGCGCGAGATAGAAGCGTTCGCGGAGCGCTATGACACTTTGGTCAGCATCTTCCGCGACCCGGTGGAGTTCATCTTCGAGTTCATGTCGAACTCGTCAAACCCACCAGAGCTGCGCTTGAGCGCCGCGCGGACGCTGACAGAGTTCCGCTACCCCAAGCTCAAGTCGGTGGAGAACAAGTCGCCCAACACCGGCCCTGTCATGCAGTTCAACATCAACCTCACTCAAGCTACCGGCGTCAAGACCGAAGCCGCCCTTCCGGCCCCGCGCGAGATAGATGTTACGCCGCCCCAAATCGGTCTGACAAAGAAGGCTTCATGATTATCTTGGAAGAGAAGCCGAGAGACAGCTACGAGGCGTCGCCAGTTGTCTCGGAGTTCATGCTGTCAGAAGCGCGCATCCGGCTCATCACCGGCCCATTCGGCTCGGGCAAGTCCACGGGCTGCATCATGGAGATTCTTCGCCGCGCGATGGACCAGCATCCGGGCTCGGATGGTGTCAGGCGAACCCGCTTCGCCGCCGTGCGTAACACCATTCCACAGCTTCGCGATACGACCAAGCGGACTTTCGAAGAGTGGATTCCAAAAGAAATCCGCTCTTGGTATGACACCGAGAGCACGTACATCATCCAGTTCAATGATGTCTACTGCGAAGTCTTGTTCCGGGCGCTCGACCGGCCAGAAGATGTCAAGAAGCTTTTGTCATTAGACCTGACAGGAGCCTGGATAAACGAAGCGCGCGAAATCCCCCGCGCTATCCTTGACGGCTTGGACGGCCGCATCGGCCGCTACCCGGCCATCCGGAGCGGCGGGCCGACTTGGCTCGGTGTCATCATGGACACCAACCCGCCTGACAATGACCACTGGATTTACCGGCTCTTCGAAGAGGACACTCTTCTGGACCCGAAGATTGATGCCAAGTACAAAATCTTCCATCAGCCGTCTGGGTTGTCAGCTCAGGCTGAGAACATCAAGTGGCTCCCCAAGGGCTACTACGAGAATCTCGCCATCGGCAAAGACCCGGCCTGGGTGGAAGTCTACGTTCACGGCCGGTACGGATTTGTCATCGACGGCAAACCGGTCTACCCGGAATATCACGATGACATTCACACTCTGAAAGAGCCGCCTCGGTGGCTCGGCGGAACCATCTATCTCGGCATGGACTTCGGCCTGACCCCGGCTCTGGTCGCGCTCCAGCGGCTTCCGGACGGCTCTTGGCAAGCGCTCGAAGAGTTCGTGTCAGACGACATGGGCGCTACCCGGTTCTCCCAATTCGTTGTCACGGAACTCAAGCGGCTCTTCCCTGGAGCCGAGTACCGGGGCTGGGGCGACCCGGCGGGCTCTCAGCGGGCTCAGACCGACGAAGACACCCCGTTCGCTGTCGTCAACGCGGCCGGGCTCCCCATCGACCCGGCGCACACGAACGATTTCATCCTGCGGCGTGAGTCTGTCGCCAACGCTCTGATTCGGCTGACTATCACCGGGCGTCCAGCCCTGACAATCTCGCCTCGGTGCCGGGTGCTTCGAAAAGCGATGGCCGGTGGATACGCTTTCAAGCGAGTTCAGGTGACAGGGACAGAGCGCTTCCGAGATGTCCCTGACAAGAACCACTTCTCGCATATCGCCGAAGCGCTTCAGTATGCCATGCTGGGAGAAGGCGAAGACCGCAGCGCGCTTGACAGCCGCTCCCACGCCGATGCTAGCTCTCGCTTCAAAGCTATCCCTTCTCTCAGGAGCCGCCAATGACCGAGTTGACAGGTGCTGAAGTTGTTCGCCGCGTGAATATCTTGAAGATGATGCGGTCCAACATCGAGCAGATATGGAACCGGGTCGAACGGCTCATCATGCCCCTTCGCGTCGGCAATATGTATCAGCGCCCTGCGAGCGAACAATCCATCGAGTGGCACCGCGATGAAGTCTTCGACTCCACGGCCATCCACGCGGCCCAGACGTTCGCGGCCAACATCCACGGCATCATGACAAATCCGGCCTACAAGTGGTTCGATTACTTGTTCCGGGACAAGGCTCTACGCCAGGACCCGGCCGCTCGCGATTGGCTCCAGCAATGCACGGAAATCGCCTACGAAGAGCTGTATGACAGCAACTTCGACCAGGAGATTTCTAGCGCCTTCCAGGACTTGGTTGGACTCGGAAACACCATTGTCGTCTCGGAAGTGGAGAACGAAGACCCTGACAACTGGAAGGGCTTCAACTACCTCACGGCTCCGGTGAAGGAAATCTTCTTCGAGCGCGACCATCGGGGCGCGATGTACCGGTTCTATCGCTGGCTGGAGTGGACGGCGGTGGAAATCAAGACCAAGTGGACTGACACCAAGAAGCCTCTGCCGCTGGAAATCGAAGAGTGTTTCAAAGAGGGCGGCAACCCTGACAAGAAGTTCACTGTCATCTTCTGTGTCTACTTTCGGCCTGACAAAGCCGGAAACACCGGGTCACTGGTTCCGCTCTCGAAGGAAGAGCGACCCTTCGGCTCGAAGTACGTGCTTCATCAGAGCGGCGACCAGTTGGGTGACACGAACGGGTACTACGAGATGCCCGCGCATCACTGCCCGTGGGAGAAGACTTCCGGCTCCATGTGGGGCCACGGCCCCGCGATGGTCATGGTCCCCACCGTCGAGTACATCAACAGTTGGCTCGAAATGCAGGACATGGCAATCCGCAAGATGGTAGACCCGCCTCTACTTGTCAGGGAGCGCGGATTGATGTCCGACCTGAACCAGAAGCCCGGTCAGTTCACCCTGGTTCACGACCCTGAACGTGATGTCAAGC